GCATTAGCAGCAAGCCATGCCTGATTTGCGGTATTTGCTAACTGAAATGCCGCCTGTGCAACAGCATTTGCGTTATTAGATTGTAAAAAGGCAGCATTGGCAGTATTGGAAATAGCACCTAATTGAGTATAAACATATCCTTCAAAAACATTAACCGCAGTAGAAAGGTTAGATAAGTTTGAGGTTAAGTTGGCAGTTGTAAAATACAGTTCACTAAAGTTATTATCAGTTTTAGTGAAGCATACTCTCATTACGTCGCCGGTACCATCATTCGCATATGTACCTAAGTTAATGTATTGTTGTGCCATAGTGCCTTTTCCGCTGTTTGATTATCTATTTATACTACTAGGTTATACCGCTACCCATTAACACAAATACATTTGCGCCAGATTCTATACCTTGAACACAGGTTAAGGTAGCATAACCGTTTGGTGATAGTGTTCTATTGGTATTTGCTAGGCCACCATATCTAAGTATGGTATTGGTATTCTGTGTAATGGTGATTGCGGTTGCTGTATTGTTGTATAGGTATAATGTATTACCAGCATAGAATATGGCATTAGGAACAAATATAGTTGCACCTGCCGCAATTACCGTACCACAATCATTCAATGTAAGACCGTATGCGGCCGCTTGAGATGCTATAGTTCTATTTTTTACAGATGAAATGGATGATAGAACGTTCTGACCAGCGACCAATAGAGTTGGTGATGAAATATTAGCAGCACCGTTACAATCAAGTTTATAAGCAGGTGAAGTGAAACCAATACCAAGATTTGCTGAAGCAGAAATGGTAACAGTAGGAACTGCTGCTACACCACCATTATAGAATGTTATGGCATCGGCACCACCTACAGAAATTCTACCATTACTTGTAACATAATCGACAACAATACCGTCGGTAAAGGTACCGTTAAAAGTTCCTAATGAATAAAAACCATTGCTGGTTTGCAAAATACCTGTTGATGAAATGCTGGTCAAAAGGGTCGTACCTACGCCGCCTGTATAGAAAGCAAATCCATCAAGTGTTCCCATAGAAATTCGGCCAGTGCCGGTAACATAATCAACAACGATACCGTCGGTGTAAGGACCTGTATAGTTGCCTATAGAATAAACACCATTTGATGATATGAAGTTGCCGTTAAATACAGCATTGGTGGTATTTGGAAATATAGAACTTGTTGCTGCTTTTGTGGCATATGTTGCACTAGTGTAAGCATTAATAGAGTTTGCCATTACGCCAGCATAGTTATTAGCAGCAAGAGCGGCATTATTAGCATTAACCGAAATAGCATTGGCATAAATGCCTGCTGTATTAGCAAGTAATCCTGCTTGGTTAGCTGAACTAAATGCTGAGTTGGTTAGTGTATAAACATTGACAACATTGGCATTTGTATTACCAAGTCCTAGATTTAATGCATTTACGGCACTTGTTAGATTAGAACTACTGGTAAAAAGTACCAATATGGAGTTGACAACATTTGCGTTATCTCCATATAATTCTTCAAAGTTGCTCTCTGTTTTAATAAAGGCAGTTCTAAGTGGGTCACCTGTCCCATCATTAGGTACTGTACCTACGAAAATCTTTTGTTCCGACATTTACTTACTCCGAATCAATTGTTATTGTTATATTATCTACTGTAAACTCTGTTGAATCTGTTGTTATGCCAATATATTCTGCGTTGGCATATGGTGGTGTTTCTGTTAATGGCCATTCAATAATATTTACGGTATAACCATAATCGTCTGTCGGTTGAGCATCACCTGGATGAGGTTTAATCTTTATTTCTGCCAACTTCAATGGTTTCGCATAGAATGATGCTAATGTGCATACACCATTGGTTGAAACCGCATGAATGGTATTATTAACTTTAAATGTTCCCTGTGTCGCACCTAATACTAATTGGCCTAGTTCACTATTATAATTTATAACAATACCGGTAGCGGATGCAGTATGATAACTGCTACCCTGGAAAACAGTATCATTAATCTTGAACATTCCATTTGCATTTGAGGTATTTATCCTCGTGATATATCCTGACTCTATGCTAGGATCATTATAGATATTTGTATAAACAGTGCGAATAATCTTTGGATAACTGATAGGCCCGTAGTAATACATTTTCATGGTAAAGTTAAGAGTCCAATTGACGTATCTTACGGTATCAAAATCTCCCTCATACTGAATATCGTTTGATACATTATTTAGAATAATTGGAACATCTTTTAGAGCACCAAGGTCTGGTATCATATTGGTGGATACCGTAAAATCTGGATTAAAGAATGGTAAAATCTGCTCTACAATCTGTGTTCCGTCATCAATGTTACGAGCATAGATGTTTAACTGAAAGTTAATGTCATATGGAACACCCATATAAGATGCTGAGACATGTGTGCTGGTATTTGATCTGGCGGCCTTTAATAGAGAGTTTTGCTTTCTTGTGGCATCATAAGTAATACCGGTAATTTCAAAACTCATTCTAGGTAAAAGAACTTGGATCTGTCTTAGTAAATCTGGATCTGAGAAAATACGAGTAACCATTTTCTCTTTTGGAGCATAAACAATAGGAACTAAGAACCGATTTGTTTCATCACCAGTTTGATCGTTCTTTCTAACCAATGTAATATCATCAAACAGACGACCAAAAAGGACAACTGCTTTACGAGTTAATTGGTGATAAAACGGACTATTACCTAACATTACGGTGTTCCAAATGGGTTAGTTTCGGATAGGTCAAGTATTACACCAGCATCCGTATTTACTGATAAATTATCTGTCAGATCATAATAAGAATAGTTAGTCATAGTATCAGAACCTATTGTATGCCAATTAGCGGTACTTGAAACACCTACAAGATTTGCTGTATTGCTAAACTCACCTATAATATTATAAACTAGTAGAGAAGTATTAGAAGCAAACCATTCTTTAACTGTAGCCTGCGCCGTAACAGTTCCATTAATACTATCATTGCTAGACTGGAATACAGTTTCACCCATAATAAAGTCAGCAGGAACTGTACCTTGTGAAACTCTTAGTTCCATAGTATAATTGTTCTCTGCGGCAACTTGATCAATCTCTTGAACACCTGTATTCATAGGCTCATTGGACGAACGGAATACCTCACATCTCAACTCGTAAACAAATGGTAATCTTTTACCAATGGAGTGAAACATTAATTCCTGTTCAACGAACTTAATCTCATACATCTTGTGAAGGACAGGAACATATACCAAGTCACCTTCCTGCGGCCTCATTCTCAATTCACCTGGTACTGTATTAAGAAAAGACCTACGCGAAAGGACGAATGTATCTGTGTCCCTGATCTCTAATCCGAACTTGGAGAAGAAATCACCTTGACCTTCGTGTCCAGTGACATTGGAGAGGTATGCCTCAATAAGGTATGCTTTGTTAAAGGCACTCTTGGAATACTCACCAAATACCATATCGCCTTCATCAAAGGATTCTCTAGGAACGTAATAGACGTTATGACCCATCATCTGGATGGATTCAACAATAATATCCTCCATAAGAAGGTATTCGTTATTTACTCTTTCTTGAGAAGGAAAATTGTTGAAATATCGGTTTACGGCCATTTTATCCTACTAGGAACCCTGGTGGTTCTTGATATGTGTCCCTAATCATCTGTTCAATCTCTTTGATCTCGGCAACTGCCTCATCAAAAACCTGCTGGCCGTTCATTGTGATGCCGCCTGGTAGTTGCATACCACCAAACTTTTTCATATTGTTGCCCCATTGTTTTTTGATGTATGCGGTACCTAGGGCCTTGAGCATACGGTCATTCCAGAATAGGTTATAGGCATTTGGATCTATTACTACACGACTTTGGGTGATAATGTATTGACCAGGAGTAATGTCATTATTCCAGTCCCAATGAATATAGAGTTTATTATTGATCTTGTTATAGTCAATTGGTGTTTCACCAGAGAAGATCATATCCAAAGTTCTCATATGTTGCATAGTTAGGGCATAGTTCACATAAGAGGTTGATGAAAGGTCCCAAAGGTCGTTAAGGCGTAACTGGTAGCGAAGGTCAAAGAAGGTCATTGACTGGTTAGTACCACCAACTGGAAAAATCTGTGTTACGGAGTTTACACCAGAAGGTAACTGAACATACTGATTGGTAATGTCATCTTGAGTAATCTGATGTTTTAGGTATGTCTTTTCGGTACCGTCATAGTGGAACTCTTGAAAATATTGAACGGCAATGGTAATGCAATCTTCGGCCTGCACATCGTCAACATTAACCTTGATGACCGGTTCACCTAGTTGACGGAAACAAAGGGATTTAAATTCTTCTCTGGATGCTGGTGCTGATTGTGCCATAGTAATCCTTTTTATGGTATTTCATACTATTTAGGATTATTTATCTGAACTTAGGTCCTTCAACCCATATAACTATAGACTTACGAATACCTGTTAAGACAGGTTTAACTCTATGTATCATAAAAGATGGAAAAGCAATAATTTTACCTTTATTAAAATAAGGTATTGTTGGATTTTCTTCTTTGCCTAAATTTAATTGAAATTCACCACCAGTAAAATCTTTTTCTGGTTCGGATAATAACATTACCATAGTCAATTTTCTAGTATAATTATTAGAGACATCATCAGTCACTTCATTGAGTATAGTATCCATGTGCCAATCATACATACCATTATTTTCTGAATTGTATATTGTATATTGAAATTTATTATATCCATATAAATCAAATCTATAAAATTGTTCATTTAAAGATTCGCAAATATTGTTAAACCTATCAAAAATCCAAGATGTATGTTCAATTCTGTCAAAAAATTTTATTTTTGATCTTCTGACTTTTTCAGTTTCATCTTGAGTTTTTTGACCAACTGTAGTTGCTTTTTCAAATTCTTCTTTTTCACACACATTTTCAATTTTTTTTAATTCATCTTCTGTGAAAGCATTATCCCACCAAACATAACTATATGTTATTCTTCCCATTTCAAAAGGGTTATTGTAAATCATAATATAAAAACCTTTTCATTCAAAGTAAATTATTTAAAATATAATATTTTTAGGTATAAATAAATCTGTATTTGCTTCAAAAACCGATTCTGTTCCAATTTCCTGTATAACATTTGTTAAATCATATTGAAGGTTTCCAGATTCAATTTGTTCACGTAAAAATAAAGAAGGTACAGGAGCTACGGACTTTAAAATAACATTAATATCATTTGAACTAGGATTAGGATGAAATGTGAATGTATAATTCACATCAGTTAAACATCTTGAAGGATATCCATTAGAATCCATAATTATACGACCATTATTATCAAAAGCAACTGCTAAAGAATTTTCAGTTATTAAATCTGTCCAATAACGAATAACCATTGAATGATTATTAGAATCAACTGAAATTATTCTAGAATGAACATTCATTTTTTTCTCCTTTAGACCTGAGGCCCATTGATTGTTCCTGCATTTATATAGGTAATGTTTGTCGTACCACTAACTGCCGAACCTTGAGATCCTGCTGATCCTGTAGCACCAGTAGTTCCTGCCGGAGCATTTGCACCTGCTGTTCCTGTAGCACCCTTACTACCAGCTGGACCTGTAGTTCCTGTACCTCCTGCTGGGCCTGTAGCACCTGTTGGCCCTGTGCTTCCTCCATGTCCATGATGACCGCCACCAGACGCTCCTATGTGACCTCCGGGATTATGGCCGCCGCCGGTATAAGTGTTGAAATGATGTCCTCCATGATAATGACCTCCTCCTGCACCACCATGAGCTCCTAAACCACCCCCAGGTCCTCCTTGACCTGATCCACCGCCACCTGCGGTAGAACTACCTCCGGCTGCTCCTGGAAAATGTGTATGACCACAATATCCAGGTTGGTAATTATCTCCGCTTTGACTAGCACCAACATGATAACTGTGATGTGATCCGGCGCCTCCGCCGCCAGCTGGTATTCCGGCGCCGCCGCCGCCTGCTCCTGACGTATGTTGTCCTGATTGAGCTCCAGAACCGCCGCCGCCGCCGCCGCCAACTCCTCCTGGCCCACCTGGTCCACCGGTTCCGCCGGCTCCTCCTGGTCCACCTGGTCCACCTGGTCCCGCTGGGCCACCACATCCACCTGCTCCGCCAGATGCTCCTGTTCCTCCTGGTCCACCTGAACCTCCAGAACCTCCAGAACCTCCTGTAATGGTTGTAGTATTATTTAACAGAATTTTAATACCAGGTGATGAACAAGCTTGAAAAGAAACACCTCCTGTACCACCTGTACCACCTGTGCCACCAGCTGTTGCTGGCGCTGCTGCACTGCCGGCGCCTCCTGTACCACCTGTACCACCTGTGCCACCGGCTCCGCCTGCGGATCCAGATCCGCCGGTACCACCTGTGCCTCCTGGTTGACCGTGACCTCCTGGACTTCCACTATGCGCCGGAGCAGCTGGCGCGCCGCCGCCGCCTGCTCCATAATGTCCTGTGGTACCGGTTCCGCCTGTCGATCCTTTTGTTCCTGAGGTTCCTGTTGTTCCTGTTGTTCCTGTTGTTCCTGTAGTACCTTTAGTTCCTGCAACAGAATTTGTTCCTGTTGTTCCTGTAGTGCCAGTAGTACCTGTACCACCTGTAATAACCGCAGCATTTTTGATATAAAGAAGAGAACCTGCTTTCCATCCTGAACCTGTTTGAACGGCAGGAGTTGCTACTGAGGTACTACCAATGTTTGCGTTGATGAAGACAAGAATGTTTCCAGGATAATTTGGACTACCTGCTTGTGTATAAAGATTTACGTTATTAGTTGCGGAACTAATATTGACAACTTTTGTAGGTCTGGTAATTGGAAACAAAAACATTAGTAAATTACTCCATTATCATCTATTTATCTAACATCTGGTAAGAATGATCCATACAGGTTTGTTCCATCACAAAC